GATTTTCATCCGCAAACTTCGTGAATTTTTCCCCCAACTCCCCCAGCCATTGCGTGATATTTTTAGCGTCACCAGAAAATGCGCCGCCAATAGCTGCAAGACCGTTAGTTGCGGTCCCCGTCATTGCCTCCCACAGGTCGGACAGCGTACCAAGCTGTGCCTGAACACGTTTATTCAGGCTGGCCTGTTTATTCATCTTCTGCTGGATCTGATCGTAACCATCCTTTCCTTTATCGATCAGAGCATTGACCACCTGAAGGGTTTCGGCATCATCACCAAATATTGCCTTAAGTACACCTGTTCGCTTAACGTCGGTCAGTTTTCGCAGCTTTGCCAGTTGCTTAAACATGTTATCAAGACCGCCAAAACTCCCTTTGCCGTCAGTAAAATCGAGCTGCACTCCGAGTTTCTGGCGGGCCATGACTTTATTGACGTCCCTGATTTTCTTAACGCTTAATCCGGACTGGATAACTTTTCGCAGGGCATTACCTGCCGACTCCCCGTTCATCCCCATCTGATCCATCATGACGCTGATAGGGGCAAGGCTCTGTGCAGCCTGAAGTCCGTCCTTATTCACCATCTTCAGAACAGAACTGGTTTTAGTGAAGAAGGACAACATGTTGGTATCGTCAACGCCCAGATAAAACGCCTTCTGGATAGTGTCGAACAGCCCCATCATGTCGTCTGACGCCGTTCCGGTAGCATCCTGCATCTTTGCAGCAAACTCAGCAGCCGCTTCCGGTGTTTTTTTCAGTTGTACCGCAAGATAAGCTGTCGCTTTACCCACACCGCCAAGAATGTTTTCTGCCGGGATCCCCTGACGCACCAGCATCTGCATCATGTTCTGGAAATCAGCCGTTGTACCGGGTAGCTGGTTACCCAGGCCAATAGCCAGTTTATTGATGTCCTGAAAGCTCTTTCCAACCTCGCCGTTCGCATCCATCATGGCGACTTTCAGCCCGGTGGCGGCGTTTTCCTGATCGGCATAAGATTTCAGGGAAAGCGTCAGACCCGCTGCCAGTCCGCCACCAAGCGCCAGCCCACCCTGTGACGCTTCTTCCGCCTGGCGTTTAAATCCCCAGATTTTCTTTTGCATTTTCGACAGCGCGGGAGAAAGCCTGTCGACACCGGTGATCAACGCCTTAAGCTCAAATTCAGCCATGTGTGCGTTTCTCCTGCTCTATCCTGTTTGCCTGACTGACCAGCAAGGGAATTTCACTGATCGGCATATTCAGCAATTCGAAGGGATTAATGCGCCAGTAGCTGGCGCAGTCAAAGAAGCGATCAGTGAGGTATTCAGCCGTCAGGCCTGGAGGAAAAAACCAGCCACAAGCCACGCCGCTGCATTCAGGTCTGCCGGAGACATCTGGTCGACAGAGTTTTGCGGCACTTTCGCCAGCCGCACAATGTATTTCGATACCACATGCGCCAGAAGTCTGACGGACTCATCCTGATTCATCTGGTAGGGATACCCCAGCTCGCGGACATCCTTCCCGGTGGGTTCATCAAACTCCAGTACGGAGAGTGTCTCGCCATGAGCGATAATCGGTTTCTTTAACTCAAGCTCTTTCATTACTGGTAATCCCCTTCTTCACCGTGGAACTCAAGATCAACCGTACCTTCTTCGGCATTATGGTTCGCTTCGCCGTGCAGCCAGGCTGACGACAATACATAGACCTGACCGTTCGCCAGCTCGGCAGTGATGGTCATCTCATCAGACGAGGTGATTTTGCTCACCGGAAAATTCTTCGGCACCTTGAAGGTCCCTTTGACATAAGGCGCACGGTGAGTTTCCTTGCGGTCCACTGAACCGTCCAGGCCGATGATGTCATCATTGACCGTCCTGTTCATGGGCACCTCAATGCCGCCGGTCAGCGATAGCTGCTGACCGTCAATTTTGAAATAACAGGTTCCCCCGATACGGGCCATTATGCGGACTCCTCTGAATACTGAAGACGGAACTGGTTAACCACGGCAAAAACACGCAACTGGTTAACATAGTCAGGCGGGAACAGCGTGTTCAGGCGGTTCGGATCGCTGGCATCACGCTCCACAACCAGGTACTGCTTAAACAGTTCGTAGTTTTCCACGATCCCCGCACGCTCAAGCTGACGGTAGGTTGCCAGCAGTTCCCCTTTGATTACCGCCGGGGTGACAATCGCCTGACCGGAACCAAAGCGGGTACCGTCGCTGGCAAGCTTGTGACGCCCGTACTTACTGGTAATGACGGATTTCAGTTTGCGCAGTACATACGCACTGGTATGCAGCGTCTCGCTGTCGAGGTAGCTGTTATCCGCAACCCCGTAAGCATTTTTCCTGTACGTGGTGACATCACGCTGAATGCGCAGCACCCCGCTTTCGACATACGCCGTTGCCACGCCATGAGACAGCAGGGTCTGTTGCTCGGTCATCGTGAACCGTTTCCCCTTCGGCGCAGGCAGCATACCCACCAGCTCACCGGTCTGCGTGGGACGTGCCGGATCGTTGCGAATAAACACCGCTACGCGGGCGGTACGGCTTGCCGCCAGCTCGTCGGCTGGCGTCTGAGTGTCTTTTTCGTATCCCGCCAGGGTAATGTGCTGCTGGTTAAACTGGTCACCTGCGGTCACCAGTTCTGACAGCGTGCCGATCTTTGCCGTATACACATGACCATACAGCTGACGCGCATAGCTCCAGCGACCGCTGGTATCGTTCATCTCGGTCACCAGCGTGTTAACGGAGGCCGTGTCGTTGAACGGCAGACCGATATAATCAAACGGCTCATCCGCCATTGCAGCCACCGCACCGGTGAGAACCGGAGCGCCCGTTCCGGCGCTCCCCGTCGCCACGGCAATCTGTACGCCCGCTGGCAGCACTTCGCCCCCACCAAAGCCGTAGTAATTGAGGCTGACAGGAATTTCATTCCCGCAAAGCCCCTTATGACGCGCGGTCAGCGTTACAACACCAGCCGAAGATGAAGCTGTAAACGGCAGAGTCGGAACGGCATTGATGGCATCTTTGATACTGCTGGCAATCGTCGTGACGTTATCGCCGTTAGTCACCGGTGCCTGCACGCGGGTACGTCCCACATAAACATTCACCGTGCCAGTTTCGGTTGCCGCCCCGGTCACCGTCAGCGTAACCGTTGCCGCCGCGCCTGTGGCTTCCGGAACGGCAATCACATACAGCTCGCCAAACGGGTCGGTCTGGCGATAAGCCTCGACCATACGCGCCAGCTGACTTCCCGCACCACAAATCTGGCGTGCATAGTCTGCCGACGGCATCAGCACCAGACTGTTGGCAACAATCTCTGCACCGTTATTGGCATGACCAATCAGCAGCGATGCTCCGCTGTCCTGTGCAGTATTCGCCGCCTGGTTATCGGGGTGGAAGGATTCTCCAGTGATTTACTTCTGAACAGAGCATCAAGCAGCACGCGTCCCCCTTCTGGCCATAGCCAGTGCGCCCACCAGCAGTAAACCGCCGGACAGCATCAGAGCCGGAGCCATACCAAACTGCAGGTAAAACCCGCACGTAAGCAGGCCAAAACCAGCCAGCCCGATAACATCAGCAATTAGTGATTTCATAGAATTAAGAGAGCATCGTCCGGATCAAGAGATGAGAGGAAATCGTCGGGTTCTTTGAGCATTGCCCGACCGATCGCCATAATCAGTGCAACCGCACCATCGATTTTGTTTTCCGCCTGCTCCTTGACAGGCTTCACCACATCATCGTTACCCGGAATGGTTTTGCCGACCACGTTGCCGATACACCAGGTCATGATGGGATTGCCGTCATGATGAAAGCGCCCCGATTCAATCGCCGCTTCCAGCTCTTTCATCGGATCGGACATGTTGGTGTAGTTCTGAATGATGGTGATGGGGTTCAGGTCTTCATCAGCAAGGTCATGCGACAGCCCGGTCGCCCCGAAGGGGTCGATGGGTGACTCACTGACCGGGCTGATTTTGTTCGCCGCTTTGGCCTCCTCGAGGATGTAGCGATAATCCACCTCCGCACCAGCGGTAACAGTCAGAACGCCCATTTCCACCCATTTCTGAAAGCGTTCGGCTGTCCGGCGATCTTCATTTTTCTCGACGCTGTACACCGTGTCATACGGTACCCAGAAACGCGGGGCCACACTGTAGTAATGCGTTTTACCGTCAATCTCGCGGGTATAAAGTCGCGCCATGCTGTTCATATCCAGCTTACGCGCCAGGTCAAAGGCCAGAATGCACGGCTGCCCCTCGAACTGCTCAAGGGTCAGTGATTTATCCTCGCAGCTCTGCCAGCTCACCAGGTTGAAATACGCCGAACGCGCCGACACCCAGATATTGAGGTGTTTTGTTTTAAAGACGTTTGCCAGACGGGCGTTATTTTTCGCACGCTGCTGCTGACTTAACAAAAATTCGCGATAAACCGACACGCCAATATTTGGATTGGCTTTTTCCAGCACCTGCGGGTCGGTCCAGTCGTCACCTTCATCAACGGTATAGATGATCCCAAACAGTTCATCGTTGGGTACCGAACCGTTGAGCATCTCGATAACTTCCCGCCGCTTGTCGTAGCACGGCCCCTCAATGTTGTACCCGGCGGTGGTGATGGCCCACATCAGTGGCTGACGTCGCGCCCCCATCCCGGTAAGCATCGTGGTATAAAGCGCATCGGTGGCGTGCTCGTGATATTCATCCACCACCGCACAGTGGGGTGATGAACCATCACCAGGGTTACCGATCAGCGGTTCAAACCGCGCGCCATCCTCCGGACGGTTCATGTTTGAGGCGTTAACCTCAATCCCGAACGCTTCCGTCAGCATGGGTGTGCGTTTACACATCAGTCGCGCCGGGCGAAAGACTTCCCACGCCTGTTTCTCTGTCGTGGCACCGGAATACACTTCCGCGCCAAACTCGTTATCACAGGCAAAACAATACAGGGCAACACCGGCAGAGATTGCTGATTTGCCGTTCTTACGGGGGATTTCGGTATACACCTCCCGGAAGCGGCGCAACCGGGTGCCTTTATTGACCCAGCCAAACGCACAGCAGATCACAAATAGCTGCCACGGCTCCAGCGTGATGGGCATCCGTTTGAATGCCCACTCACCCTTGGTGTGCGGCAACAGCTGAATAAATTTCGCGGCCCGTTCAGCCAGGTCCTTGTCGAAGCGGTAACGAAACGACTTACTTTTTTCCGCCATCAGGTCATCAAGATGGCGCTGGCAGGCCTGAATCACAAACTGGCAGGCCACAATCTTTCCGCGCACGACATCACGGGCATACTGATTGGCTGCATTTACGTTGGGGTAAGATTTCCGGCTCATGACTCGATGATTTTCAGAAACGGGTTAGTGGCTTTCTTCTGCCCCGCCAGGCCAATCAGACGCTGGCGGCTGCTGGGGTCGAGTCCGAGCATTGCCCCCGTGCTGCTCATCTCGGACTCCTGTTCTTTCTTGGCGGTCAGCTCCGGGTTTTTGACCCTGCCACCCATTGCACCGGTAATGGTGTTGCCCTGGCTGGCAATATTTTTCACGGCACGTCGCCAGAACTCATAGGCCACGCACCAACGCTCAAGCACCGCGAGGTCAGTCACGCACAGCAGCCCCTGACCACAGAGTTCTTTGGTTGTCAGCTGCCACATGATCGTGGCGAGAGGGAGATTTTCTTCTGCGAACCACTCCGGTGGCTCAACACCTTTGATGGGCGTAAAAACAGGTTCATCTTTGTTCAGGGCTCGCTTGCCGGGGTTTCCGGCCAGCGCCTTGCGCGCCGTTGGCTTGGGGCGACGCCCGGAACGCCCCGCCGTTCCAGCCATATGCGGCACTCCTGGTTAAATTTCATTTTTCGCGGGTATAAAAAAACGATGGGGCGGGCAGTCCGGAAGACGTCAGGTCACAGAGATTTGACCCGCCCCTCCCATCAGACAGTTGAGAATTATTATCACTTCAGCCGTTCACGGGCCGTCTTCGCCTTATGACAAGGCCAGCACAGACTCTGCAGATTACAGTCGGCATCAGTGCCGCCATGCGCTTTAGGGATGATGTGGTCAACGGTTTTCGCCTCACGCACCACACCAGCACGCAGACATAACTGACACAGTCCTTTATCACGCTTCAGCACGCACGCGCGGATAACATCCCACTTCGAACCGTAGCCGCGCTGGTGACGGGATTGTCTAGGTTTGTACTGCTTCCAGCCTTCGCTTTTGTGGCTTTCGCAGTAGCCTGACGGGTCTGTGGTTATAGAGCGGCAGCCGCGAACACGGCAGGCTTTTGGTGTTCGTGGTGGCATGATAGGCTCCCCTCGTAAATGAGGTGATACACAAAATGAAACAAAAAAATACTGGTAGTACCAGCATCCTAAATTACAGATTCCATAACATGCTCAATGCTGCTAATGGCAAGAAAGGATGTTTTTAAATGACAAGCGATAATCTGGACTCCAAGCCCACAATTGAAGATGTTGATTTCAAGCATTTGATCTGCGTCGCAGGAGGAATCATCGAGGATCTAAAAGGCCCATTTATATTCAAGGCTCCAGAAAATATTAGGCGATTACTTAATCATAAGGGAGTGAATGAAATAAGTAATCTCTCTCAAAAATTTAATGCAGATTCTCCATCTTGCTATTAGAGTTCAGCAGCAGGCACTCAGTGAATGCCTGCTGTAACGACTACTCCAATAATAATGGATGCTCTATGGATACATACTAAAATATGGATGTTAAATAATTGCTAAGTCTTTTTGCATTCTTACAGAATGCCAAAGCATCTTCCTGAGTACATAAGAGCTTTCCTTGGGATATAGGCTTAATAGACTCTCCTGTTTTTTCATAGAGCTTAACAATGTCACTAGAAATTTTGTTTGCAGATTGGACATTTTTCAAGGCAGCGATACCTGAAGCCCGCCCTAAAGATGTCCCGTTGATCTCAATCCCCTTTTTAGATGCAAGCGTTATAGCGGTTAACTCCAATTCGCGCCAAGCTGAAAGTACAGCAACATTAGGCTGAGTACTAGCAAGACTCTCAAAAATATTGAAATTCTCAATGAGTTGTGTCGGCAGGACAGGATTTGTTCCAGGTAAATTTTTAATAACCTCTATACTTTTAGATTCTATTTCAAACATTTCTTTTTTAAATTTAATCTCATAGTCACCTAGCTTAACTGTATTAAGACGACCTAAAACCATTATTATTTCTTTTTTTAAAGTAAAAAAGACAATCAAACAAGCAAGAACAATAAATAAAACATTGCCTTCTTTAAGAAGCATCTCTATCCAGTAAAAAAAAGTATAGTCCGTCATTTTCAGTTCTCAAATAGAAATAGTTCTCTCAGTATACGTATATTGAGCTCTGCTATCACTTAGTTTATACAACGTTATGCTGGCCACACGCTCGTAGTTGACGTGCATGTGGCTACTCGCTATTTTAGGTATTTTGGACATCTTCATTAATGCTGAACAGGCACTTCTTGCTGCGGTCTTTCCACTTTACTGCTTCATGGCTCACTCTTCTCTGCTTCAATTTTACGAATATCAGCCTTATCCCTATTACAGGCAGCCAGCACTGACAGCAGGCTCACGTTTAAATCCAGACTATCTTTGTAAGTCAGCGGATCAGGAATAGCTGGCTGTGGGGTTTCAGCGGTCAGGTTCGCCGGTAGTGGTACCGCCGGAACTGGCACGTAAATTGTCCGCGTACCGGCGCAGCCGCTCAGTTGCACGAGCAGGAACAAGACGGGAAGCGCAATCATCATTCTCAACAGCCACTTTGATATCTTCCTGGGTTCTCTGTGACTCCAGTGCGATCTGCTGTTTTGCATGCTGGTTAGCCTCCAGAACTGTATTTACGATTTGTATTGATTGCAGGACGTTATTGGTAATGGCAGTTGCCGATTCAGCATTTTGTACAGCCTCATCAGCACGTTTCTTTTCATGCTGATATTTGCTGTAGTAGTAATTCGCTGACCAGATGAAAGAGCCAATGACAGTAAAGAAGAAAGCAGAGATAGCCAACTTATAACTCAACTTCATTTACCACCCCACCAGCCTCTTTAAATCGGGCAATCAGGTCACCGATTCTATGTTCATACTGACCGTAACCAGCGCCCGGCAGTGAAGCCCAGATATTGCTGCAACGGTCGATAGCCTGACGAATATCACCGCGATCAATCATCGGTAAAGCGCCACGCTCTTTAATCTGTTGCAGTGCCACAGCGTCCTGGCTTTTCGGAGAGAAGTCTTTCAGGCCAAGCTGCTTACGATAGGAATCCCACCAACGGGAAAGAAGCTGGTAGCGCCCGGCTGCTGTTGATTTGAGTTTGGGGTTTAGCGTGACAAGTTTGCGAGGGTGATCGGAGTAATCAGTAAATAGCTCTCCGCCTACAATGACGTCATAACCATGATTTCTGGTTTTCTGCCGTCCGTTATCCGTTCCTTCTGACCATGCCACCATATCGAGGAAAGCTTTACGCTGGGAATTTAGTACCTGCATAAATTACTCCTTAGAGCCACCAAACTTATTACCGATTACTCTCATTGCAGCCCCACGAATAGCATCGACACCGATCAACCCAACGCCACCACCAATGGCAACAGAAAGCGATTTAGGCCATCCGACATACTCAAGAGCGGATGCAAAAGTCAGCGTCAGAGCGCCACAGAGTAGAATTTCGAGTGTTTTTCGCTTCCAGCCACCACCACCGCCAAAATAGGCAATGCGCAAACCAGCCATAACGATCGACATAATCACTGCGCCCAGCGGTGTGTCTCCACGCCACCAGCTCTGGACCAACTCCAACCAGGTATTTGGGTTATGAGGCATTTGTAGTTATCTCTCACCTCGCTGATACAGCAGGTGCAAATTGAGGGAACATCATGTACCGCAAATCAGAAGCGGAAACGTCAAAGAAGCCGAACCAATGGATAACTGCGGAATAGGCCAGAACCAACGAATCCCCAGCCCCAGAAACGACAAAACCCGCTCGACGCGGGTTTAAGCTGTGTGGCGAAGTAACCACTCTTAACACGATACAATACTTTTTGCGTACGCGTTAAGATTTTTTTATAATTACTTACCTTTCTCACACCAAATGTAAAAGCAATATTTTTTGATAATCCTGTTGTTTAAAGGGAATAGCATGAAATCAATTGTACACTTATCCGACTTACACTTATCAGACTCAAAAAAATATGGTTTTCACTGGAAGAAAGCCAAAGAACTGGTCACAGTATTAGTTAATGATATACATTCATTAAGTAAAGAAAACAACCTCCAGATAGATGCCATTTTTTTTACTGGGGATTTAACGTTTTCTGGAACCAAAGAGCAATTTCAACTATTTGATGAACATTTCCTCTCTCCACTTATTCAAAAGCTGAACATCAGTAAAAAAAACATTTTTATAACCCCAGGCAATCATGATGTGGACAGAAGTAAAGTTCATCCACTTGAAAAACAACTGCGAACTGGTTCGGACGAAAATTTCATATCATCATACTTTGATATGATAAATAATGGAGAGTATTCATGGGAACGTCTCTACGAGTACTGTGAATATAATAAAACAATATTAGATCATCATTCTGATGTTGAACAATCTGGACGCATGATTACATGCTTTAAAGTAACAAACAAATTATACGTCGTTAGCGTAAATAGCGCATGGTTAGCTATGGATGATAATGATATTGGTAACTTACGAATTACCCAAAAGCAAATTGATTTTATCAATCGTGCCAAAATACCTTCTGATGCAAAAATAATATTATTATGCCATCATCCTTTAGATTGGTTGAATAAGAATGATCGTGACATTTTTTCAACATTTATTGAAAAAAAAGTTTCAATGTTCTTTTTTGGTCATATGCATGATTTTAAACAAAAACTAGAATCTAGTTTTTGTGAAAACATCACCCTCTTTTTGCAAGCAGGAACTTTGGATACTAGTGAAAATGTATCAGGCTATTCATTAATAAATTTTAATAGTTCAAATGTCATATCAGACGGAAGAATTTTTTATAGAAAATATAATAAAGAAAAAACATACTATGAACCATGGGAAGAAAGAGGAAATGGTGGTGTTTTTGATTTCACCACTGAGAAAACTCTAACTTTTGACTCTGAAAAATTTGCAACATTATCTAATGAGATTCTAGAGAAAACTGATAAGGATTTATTAATTAACATTGGAATCTCTGATGAAAAGAAAAAAAGTCTAAGAACTCTATTTACTGAACCAAATTTCCTTGAATTTGCTCTTGGAGCCATGCCTTCTATGGAGATTAAGTCCACACAAGAATTACTAGAAGGACGAAACAACCTTGTGATTGTAGGAAACCATAGCTCAGGTAAAACATCTCTTTTAAAATACCTATTCATTAAGAGTCTAGAAAAACAGGCCTGCAAAGACTTCAGTAACTTTGCATTTTTCTTAGATTTAAATGCAATTGAATTAAATAGCTTAAATACAATTGTAAGCGCATTATGTACACAATATTTCAATGCAGATTCGACCACATCTTTTGAAGAAAAAATTAAAAAAATGTTACATGAGGGAAGATGTGTTATATATATTGATAATCTGGACAATATAAATACAAAAGAACAATGTGTAATTTCTGATTTTTTTATAAAATTCAAAGAATGTAGATTTATCGTAACTGCTGGCTATAATAATTCAGATCTGGTAGTTAAAATATTATCAGATGAAAGCAAAGCTAAATTTCATGCAATTGCTATAGGTTCATTACGCAGATCTAATGTTCGCGATATTGTATCAAGATGGCACGACACAACATCACAAAATATAATATACAAAGAAATCACGCGAACAATCAACAATTCGCAACTTCCTCATAATTATTTTACATACTCAATGCTTTTAGCTATTTATGAAGTTGATCATGACGTTAAAGGAATATTAAGTGAGTCTGATATTATAGAAAACTTCATAGAAATTTTGCTTCGTAAACATTTTATGGATACTCCGCCTAATAAGCCACAATTTAAAGAACTTCGGCATTTTCTTGGATATTTAGGATTTACATTATTCAAAAACAAATGTAATTTTATTTCAAATAATGATCTTCTGCAGACTGCAATAATTTTCAATAGAGATACCATGCATGATTATCAAGTAGAAGACTATATAAAACCATTAAAAGAATGTGGAATATTGAAAGAAGAGCTATGTAATGTGATTTTCTCGCAGCCTTGCTTTTTATACTATTCCATCGCTTATTTCATGAAGCATAACGAAGAGCTAAAGAAAGAAATTTTATCCGATAATAATTATCTACATCTACATAAAGTTATTGAATACTATTCATCGCAGAACTCATCTAGTCTTGATTTATTATACTTACTTAAAAAGAAGACTAATGCAATCAAATCTTCTTTATCTGAACGAATGCTCGAAGATAAGGGAATAAATATTGAAGATATAAAGATTGAAGACTCTAATACTTTCTCTATTTTAGATATGGTATCAACCCAAGATGATTTCGAAAAAAAGATAGAATCACTCCGTGCAGATAGAGAAAAAGATGACGCGCGACTAGATGAATTATCACCTTTATCTGATAAAGATAAAAAAGCTAATATATCAAATGTTAGAGCGGAAGGTAATAATAATCTGTTACATGATCTTATTAACACTTTATCTCTTTATGCAAGGGTATTCCGTAGTACTGAATTATCTATGGAAAGAGAAAATATATTAAATATATTTAATGACCTTGTAAAGGGTTATGTTTTTTACATGAAAGCGTCACTAGTACTAATGGATGATTCATTTGTTCTTCCAGTAATACTCCCTGCATTAGAAAAGAAAATGCAAGAGGATAAATTAACCGATAACGAAAGACAACGAGTTTTTGAAATGTTTAAACTAGTATTGTCTTTAGTTCGCTCAATGATCCCAAATAACATACAGTTTATTATGAGCAATGACTTAAGCTCGAAAAAACCACGTATTGCAAACATTATTACTGAATCAAAAGACTCAAATAGCAATCCTGTAGAAAAGGCTATTTTAACTTTCACCTTAATGGATATTAAAGATGAAATGGTTATACAATTAGCTAACGATTTAGCAAAGATACAAAACAAAGTTGTTCAAGAATCTCTTTTCTTCAAGATTAATCAAATTATAACAAGTAACTATGATTTAAAAAGAACTGAAGAAGAAGCATTGAAAGAGTTAGCAAAAAACATTGGCATTAAAAGAAAATTAATTCTCACACCCAAGATTAGTGATGCCTTTAATACGTTAAACCGCATAGGACATTAAAATGCCACTTTTTTGATATAATTAAAAACCACCCGTAACAGGGTGGTTCTCTACCTCTGCTGCAATATATCTCAAATAATTAAAACGAGCAGGAATTTACCTATCAAAAAACTTGACTACCGGAATTCGAATTTAAAACCCCATTAGTCTTTTTAGGTTTTGTCATTTTCAAATTAGCTTTCATACTACATGCCATAAAATATTGGGTAAGAAAAATGGTATTTAAATAATTCCAAGAAGTAGTTTT